CCGCCTCCTTGGGCAGGAAGACCGCATCGTCGCGGTCGCCGGTCAGCGAAGCAAAGATCGACCGCTCGCGGTCCAGGTGGATGACCATTTCGAGATCGACCAGATCGGATTTCATCAGTGCAGGTCCACCACGATGTAGCTCTTGACGCTCTTGTCAGCGCAGTGCGGCCCCGGCGGCAGGTGCGCCAGCATGCTGCGAAGGGCAGCGTCCACGCCGGACATCTTGCCGTTCGCCCCGACAGAGGCACCGTGGTCCTGGAGAGCACGCAGGAACATGCGGCGGGTCTCAATGGCGGAGCGAAGAAGCGTGAGCGCTGACGCGCTCTTCGGCTGCCGATTGCGCCGGGGCAGCTGGGCTCGCAGGTTCTCATAGGTCTCGACCTGGGCAAGCTTCACCAGCTCCTTGAAATTCGCCACGTCCGCATACCGGGCGAGCAGCACCATCTTGGTCGGCCCGATCTTGAGGTACGTCTCCTCCTTGATCTTGCGGCTCCGAACCACGCTCGCGACGAGCATCCGCTCCTTTGCCCAAAGCAGCGTCCGCCCCAACTGTTCAGTGATATAGGCCCGGAAGCGAGACGTCAGGCCAAGCGCTTCATAGCCGAGCAACAATTGGCCTTGCCGAACGAAATCGATGTCGCCTTGCCGCACGGACGCCATGAGCTTCGCCTCGAAATCCGCAGCAGCGAAACTCTTGAGGTCCGCAGCTTTGTAGAACTTCGGCGCTGCGGGTTTCTTATTGATAACGACAGCCATCAACGCCCTCCATGGCGCGAATTTGGTTTGACCGTGACACTATTAGCCAAAGGCACATTTCGTGCAAGCGTTTGCATGAAAAAAGAGCCGGAGGTCTCCCCCCGGCTCCTCGCGTTCTGAGGCTGATTGGCTGGTCAGCAGAGGACGAAGAACATTTCGTCGTCGGCCTGGTAGCCCGAGAACTTCAGGCCGGCGTCGTAGGTCAGGATGCCGGTGCGATCCTGATAGGTCATCTTGGTGTACTGCGTGCTCGGCGCGATCATCCACACCGTGTTGCCCTGCACCGTGCCAACACGCATCTGGAACGGCATGCGGGTCGCCTTGCCCAGCTTACCCCAGAAGTCGTAGTTGGCCACGCGATCCGCTTCCGGATCGACACCACCTTCCGGCTTGCGGCTGACGATGCGGGTGCCGATGTAGCCCTCCGGCGAGGACACGTCCGGACGGATCTGAACGTCGTTGCCCTGGTCGAAGGTGAACTTGTTGACGATGGCGTTGAAGTCCATCAGGCGAAGGCGGGCCAACTCGACCTGAGCAGGCAGCGTCTTCTCGTAGACGGGCGAGGCCATCGGCTGGTCGACCGGGTTCCGCCAAGTGCCGGTGAAGGTCCACTTGATCTTGGCGAACTTGCCGGCCTCGGCCTCGATCTCGAACGTGCCGAAGGCGCCGGGCAGGACGTGCAGGACGCCGTCCTTGTTCAGCGCGATCGTGGCGCTCTGGAAGTTGTCCGAGATCGGCTTCAGCTTGAGGCCGATCGGCAGCAGCCAGACCACCCAGGTGTCGCCGACGTCGAGGTTGCCGGCGAAGGTCGGCATCAGGGTCAGACCCTTCGAACCAACGGTCAGCGGCACGCCCGTGGTGATCGCGTAGACGGCGCCCGAGCCGCCGGTCAGGGTGGCGCCCGACGCGGTCAGGTTCACACCGGAGACCGCCAGGGTGACCGTGTTGCCGGAGGCGCCGACGCCCTTGCGGGTGATCACCAGCGAGCTGCCGGAGACGGTGTAGACGTTCTCCGCGGTCGCCACATCAGCGGAGGCGTTGAGCGCGGTCTGCAGAGCCGTCAGGGTCGCCGCCAGGTCGGCACCGATCGTCACCTCCGTGGCGGCGGCCGCCGCGTTCTTGAACGTCCATACGGTGCCGCCGATGGTGATGGTGTCGTCCTCGGCCGGCTGGCCCGCGAAAGCCACCGAACCCGACGCGGCGGCCATCGGCGAGTTCTCGGACGGAGTGTCGGAGGTGATGGCGACCTCGGCAACACCGCTGGCCCCGCCCTTCGTCACCTTGACGTAGTAGGCGAAGACGTCCGTGTTGGCGCACGCCGACGCATCGGCCACCCAGGCCACCGAGTTGCGGTGCGCGTCAACGTCGAACGGACCAAGGGCGCTCGGCCCCGGCAACTCGATCAGCTTGTAACCGCACGCCTGGAACAGGCGGCCGATGATCGGCACATCGGCGGCGAGGCCCGAGTGCTGCTTGCCGTTGCCGCGAAGCTCGGTGTTGAAGGTCACCTTGGCGAGCTTGCGGCCGATGATGTGCGCCTGCTGCGAGAGCGTGTCGCGGGTGAAGTCGCGCTCCAACAGGGTCGGGTCGACCTCATAGTTCGGCTCGGACACGAGCACGCCATCGTCGACACCGAGCACCTCCGGCACACCGTATTCGGCCTCGATCTTGGCCTGCACGACGGCGCGGCGCGTGAGAAGAACGCTCATGTAGGTCTCCTATGCAATTCGTTGCACGCGCGGCTCAGCCGGCGATGACGTTGAGGGGGGTGGTGGCCTGGGCGGTCTGCGCGAAGGCGTCGTTCCACCTGTCAGCAAGCGTGGCGATGCCGCTGGCGAAGGCCTCCAGGGCGTCGCCGGCCGCCGCCGCGTCGGCAGCGTCGGAACCGTTCGCCGAGGCCACACCATCCGCCGGCACCGGCAGCACCAGGCCGACCGGGGTGCCGTCGAGCCGCGCCCCCACGGGGTCGACGCCGATGGCGACGAACACCTCGTTCACCGCGTCGACCACGCGGCGGAGCCCGGTGCGAAGGGTCTCGATCGCGGCGGCCACCGACACCGCCGTGGCAGCGTTCACGCCAGAGGCGCCGGCCACAGCCGTCGTGATCGCCGGGATGGTCGCGGACACCGCCGGAGCGCCGGTATAGGTCAGCGGAGGCAGGCCGAGCCGGGCGCGCGCCTTGTTCACGTTCTCAGCGACGGCCACGAGCGCGGCGTAGGCCGAGTTCTTCGCGGTGTTGAAATCGGTGAGCTTGGCGCCGACACCGGCAACGGTCGCATTGACCTTGCCCGGCACCGTGACACTGGCGACTGAAGCGCCGGCCGTGCCGGCCGAGTTGTCGGTGAAGTCGGCAATGGCCGCCACCGCGACTGCGATGCGGGCGTTGTCGACGGCGAGGCCACGAACGATGGCGGCGAGGCCATCCTTGTCGCGGCCGAAGAGCTTTCCAGCTCCGGAGAAATGGTCAGGCTTGACCAAGATTGCGTTCATGGGAGCACCTTCTGTTGACGGGTGCGCCGGGAGATCCCGGCTCCGATGCCGCCGCAGGCATGCAATCGTTTGCATCTGTGCGGAAGCCCGTCAACGAAGGTGGTCCTGAGACGAGCCACTACCCGAAGCTGGGGGTCGGATCACGCGGATCAGACAGCGCGTGGCGGTAGCTCACCTGGATGAACAGCACGCCCATGACAGACCGATCCGCATAGGTCGTCATGTCGATCTCGTTCCCCGCGAGCTTGGTTTCGATCGCAAGGCCGTTCCACGTGGTGTCCTTGAGCACGATGCGCTCGACCGTCGCCAGCAGCTCTTCTGCCATCAGGCCCGGATCTTCATCCGTGCGGTTCACCGTCACCCGGAACTCGATGGCGATGTTCAGATCCCGACAGCGGTAGGGGTAGAGGTCGCTGTAGACCTCGGCGCCCGGTACGATGCCGACCGAATAGCGCTTGCGCTGATCAGCGTCACCGAGCGGCCCAATGGCGACGGTCGAGAACCTGACCCCCCAATCGGCCTCCGTCACACCCTCGAAGGTGGCCTTGATCTGCTCTATGATCTGGCGCCGAATGCTCTTGCTCATGACTTGGCTTTCTCCGCGACGACGGCCTTCACGATGGCGTCCATGGCGCGATCCACGAAGTACGGCAGGCCCGTGTTGAGGGTCTTCTGCATGCCCAGGCGAGGTGGAATCGTTACTGAAGTGCGCAGCACATAGAGCGGGATGATCTCAGTGCCGCGCTTCTGGAAGATGATCAGGTTGCCGGCGCGCGACCGGGCGACGAAGGTGTGCTCCCACGCCCGCGGGCCGGGCCTGAGCGGGAGGCCGCGGCCGTCCAGCGCCGCCTTCAGGGGGATGGCGAGGTACTTGACGTTCTTCGCCCGGATCGTGCCGCCGAACTCCTGGATGCCGGCGTAGACGAGGTCAGACCCGATCTCGCCCTCGATCGTATCGAAGGTGCTGCCCTTCACCTTCACGCTCTTGACGATCGAGGAGATGAGCTTGCCGGAGCGCTTGGAGAGCGTCTGCGCCCCGGTGCCGCCCGGCCAGGCGCCGGAGTGACGTTTGACCAACGCCTCGGCAACAGCGTCGAGGAAGGTCTTCAGCTCGGAACTGAGGGTTTTGGCTGCGCCATCCCAATTCGTCCCGAGCTGCTCCGCGAAGGCCCGCAGCCCCTTCTCAGCGTCCGTGAACCGCTGGTTCCGAAATTCGAACGTGAGGCTGATCGGCATGGCGCCCTCAGATCGGCAGCAGTGCGGTCGGCGCGTAGCGCAGGTGCTGGCTGAGGAGCGCGTCGAACTGCGCCCCGAGGGTGTTGACGTCGAGCTTGAT